TACCAGGCTGTCGACCGTATTCCTGGCAAATCGACTGACCGACTTGGTGACAATAAGGTCGATCTGACCGTCAAGGGCATCAGCGATCATCTCTTTGAACCCTTCACGGCGCTTGGTGTTAGTCCCGGAAATGCCCTCGTCCGTATAGACTTTTACGAACTCCCATTCCGGCTTGGACTGTATGAACTTGGTGTAATAATCAACCTGCGCCTCATAACTGGTGAACTGCTCATCGCTGTCGGTGGAAACACGGGCGTATCCGGCGACACGTCTTTTCCGTGCTGCCACCGAGGGCAGGTGCGTCAGCGGGTTTATGGTTGCGGGTATCATTGTAACTTTAGGCATTCTGTCTTCTCCTTTCCAGGGCTTTCTGACGGGCGGTTGCCTTCATCTCGTCCGTCCAACTTTGGCTGCGTGAGCGGTCTTTCCATTTTCGTGTGACTTCCGATCCGTCATAGAAGCGGAAAATCAATACATTTTCATTGCAGACCAGAATGTTCTTTATCAGCCTGCGGAGCAATTCCTCTGGAAAATTCATCTGCCCAAGCACTTCTGCGGTCACCGCTTGCAGGGTTTCCTCTGGGATCTGCTTGGAAGCACAGGCGGCTTTGCCCATTGAATTGAAGGTGCCGCAGACCCAAACAGGACCCGTTTTCGTGACCTTGCGGCGATAATTCTTACCGCAGCCCTCACAAACCAGAAGGCTTGTAAACGGGTATGTCTTCTTAGCGATACACACCGGTCTTGGCGAGATTCTGATCGCTGTAGGTCTCGATATCAATTGAGAGAGTTTTCATAGCATTGTCCTTTCGTTTACCCCAACAGGGCGGCAGATTGCTCCGCCGCCCACGGGGTGGGATGCTTACTTGTTCAGTAAGTCCTCCATACGCTTGGCATGGTATTCCTTGTCCCGTTCAGCCTGGGCCAGTTCGCGCTTTTCGCGCTTACGGTCATAAATGTAGGACTGGATGACAGTCACCAGGAAGCTGATGCTGATGCACAGCCAGGCGAACAGGAGCGCGGTGATGAGAATGGTCTGAATCGTTGTCATGGTGTTTTACCTCCTTTGTCTTAACCGAGGAAATCCTCGTCATCGTCAGTTGCAAAATCGGACTCGGCGCTTGCCTTGCCGCCAAGGGGTTCACCGGGTCGAATCAGCTGCAGGTTATTCAGACCGCAGGCAATACCCTTGTTGCCGTTGGAGTTGAAGGCGTAGAAGTTGATGCTGGCACGGCCGTACACGCCGGAGTAGACCTCGGAGCGAGTCAGAACGGGATTGCGGTCAGCGTCCACGATGCCGGGTGCGGTAGCGGAGTTGGCATTGATGAAGTAAGCGTTGGCGTAGGCAGGATCATCGGGTCTCTCGATATCGCCGTCGCGCAGAGGGGTCTTGATGGCAGCCAGAGGGGGTACGCTCTTGCTGTTACCCTTCAGCTTGGCCTGGCCCTCCTGGTAGGCAGCTTCGATAGCTGCCTTGATCTTTGCGACCGTCTTGACGTCGGACTTGGGAATGATGAGGCTGACGCTGTACTTGGCTGCGCCGCCGTTGATGCTCTTGGGTTCCCAGACGTTGGCATAAGACCAACGGGTGTCGGGACCGGTGATGACCTTCATGGGATTGGTAACTCTGTTTGCAGTGTTAGACATATCAAAATTCCTCCATAAAATCGTTTTTGGCTGTATTCATTGCCGGACGTTTATCGCTCTCCGGCACAAGCGTGGGTTTGCCTTGCGGCTTTTCAATGTAGGGAGCGAGAAGTTCCTCAAAGCGGGTCTTGCCCAGCAGTTTCTGCATGGCGGTGACGCCGAGGACTTTTCGCTCATAGGGGTCGAAGCCTGCGCTTTCCACAGCGGCGGCAACGGCGGCTTCACTGGTGTACTTGCGGTTGGAACGGCCCTCGACCAGTTTCCAGCCAGCCCATTCTTTGCCGCTGACTGCCTGCTGAAGGGCGTATTCCTTCACATCGGATGCCCAGGCGGTGAGAGCATCGATCTTGCCGAGAATGTCGGCAATCTCCTCATCATCGAGGAGCGCAGGAGACTGGAACTCATACCGGGCAAGGGCCAGGTTTGCGGCGGCGCGTTCTCTGCACTCGGCTTTCGCCTTGCAGAACCGGCACCACTCACCACAGCTGAAGTCGCCTTGGCCTTCATAAGCCAGCTGTGCCTTCTGGGTCAGTTCCGTATCTGCCCATTTGTAGAGGTCGGTTTTCTCCATCATGGAGCAGACCACATTGGACTTGCGGGGCTGGAAGATGTGGACGCAGACCTTGTCGATGTCGTAGATGCCATCGAAGATCTCCAACGCACCCAGAGAGTAGAGGGAAAGCTGCGTGTTGCCCTCGGCGCTGACCTCCACGCCCTTGCCGTGTTTATAGTCAACAATGTTGAGGACACCATCGGCAATGATGATGCAGTCGGCAGTTCCGAAGCCATCCGGAACCCAACGGGAGAAGTCCACCCGCTGTTCAATCATGACCACAGGATCGGAGCATGTCAGCTTTGCTGTCTCCAGAAGTTCCACCACATAGGCGGCATATTCGGCGGCGCATTCTTCCATTTCCTCGTTGTACCAGGACAGGTCCTCGATGGGGTCGTCCGCAGGAATGCCCAGAGCCTGTTTCAGCCGATACTCGCAGAGGGTGTGGGCATCGGTGCCCTCGGCAGCATAATCACTGCCTTTGTCCTCATAGGCTTCACACAGCCTTGCGGAGGGTGGGCAGTGGAGCCACCGCTCGGATGAGGATGCGGACAGGATAGCGTGTCCTTTAGGTGGCATCTGTCAACACCTCCACATCCGCAAGCAAGGCTTTGTAGTTGGCCGGGGCAATGCCGGACAGCTTGGATGCGCCGTACTTCTGGAGCAGAGTGCGGATCTCGGCGGTATGACCCTGACGAGACTTGTTCGCAAGGACGGCTCTGACCTGTTCCAGGGTCAGTGCGGGTTCGGCAGGGGCTGCTGGCTTCTCAGCCTTTTCATCGCTGAACATCTCAGCAAGCCAGTTGGCGGCATCGTTAATAGCGGCAGCAGCAGTGCGCAGCTCTTCGATGGTCGCAGCCATATCGCTCATTTTGCTCATCCTGTTTTCCTCCTCCCGTAGATTGACTTTGAATCAGCGCCAGCTTCATTGCCAGTCGCTTTGACACCATGCTGATGGCCGTGAGAACATCGATAAGTTCCTGGTTGGTGCCGGTGTCGTGTTTTCTCTGGGCTTCGTACATCCTGTTCACCTCCTTGGAAGGAGCGATGTCGTTTTGCTCTTTCTACTACCCACTGGAGGTGAGATGGTGGTTTGGCCGAAAACTGCAAAAAATTTTTTTGCCCTTCAGTCATGGTGACTGAAGGGCGTTTTTCAGATGTACATCCCAAGCTGTTCACGGAGAACGCGGAACAGCTTGTCTCTGCGGTAGGTGTAAGTATTACGGGATATCCCCAGAGCGGAAGCAATGTCCCTCTCGGACTTGCCCTCCATAATCAGTTCGCAGATGCGGCGACCTTCCGGATCGAGTTCCTGCAATTTCTGATACAGAGCACGGAGCAGTTCATGATCCTCCATGATGGACTGTGCATCCGGGGCGTCATCCTGCACGTCATCCGCCCAACTCTTCTGGTTGCTCTCGCCGTCCTCAACGGTGTAGTCAAGGGAGAGGTTATCTCCGGCAGAACGGAACTCACAGACGAGACAGTCGCCGTCACACATCCATGTCTTGGACTTCGGACACATACACTGGCCGTGTGCCTGGGCGCGTTTACGGGTGGCCCAGATATCCCTGTAATAGGTGCGGTACAGCTCTTCGGTCACGGAGACCCACTCGTTCGCGCTGCGGAGATAGACCTTGTATTCGAGGTTAGTACTCTGGTTGTCATTGATTTTCATTTGATTGGCTCCTTTCAGATTCCTGGAATCCGTCCAGAGCCGTCAGTCATCCGAAAAGCAAAAAAGACGGCCGGGATACACTCTCCCCTGTAGAGGAATGTGTATCCTGGCCGTCATGCAGCTCTGCGGATTCCTTATTCAGTTCAATTAATGCCTTGCTTACGCGGCGAGGTCGTAATAGCTCTCCACGTAAAAAGCGGTGGTACTTACGCGAATGACCTTCGTGATGACGTGGTCACGTTCGACGGTGAACTCTGCCCCAACAGGCAGAAGGGTGCGGGTCTTGCAGCCCTTGTACAGGGACTCCACCAGGCCGGTGGCTGCATCGCCCATACAGGCAACCCGGTTCATACAGTCTCGGAAAGTCTCCATGGACATCCTCCTTTCTTTCAATATTCATGGGCATCACCTCCGTTTTAGAATTGGGTCTGGATTAAGTATACTAAATGTGATAAGATATCCTCAAATCTCGTATTCGCATACCAAAATGGCAAATTTATACCAAAGGAGAATAATACTATGCCAGAATGGAAACACGATATACTTATAGAGAATATCCGTGCTCTGCTGAAACGCTATGACATGACCCAGCAGCAACTGGCTGGGATCACTGGAATGACTCAAGCCAATGTGAGTAAGGCTCTCAATTCGAATGACAAGCGGCACTTCACTCTGGAGCAGGTCATCTGCATTTCACAGCACTTCGGCGTTCCCATCGATGAATTAGTAGGTAACGAGGTGCCCCAGGAAGCTGCTACCAGCCCACGTGCGGTACTGGCCTTCCTCTCCTCACTTCTCTGTTCGGCGAAAGTAAGAGCGACCATGATCACAGAGGAAGAACTGATATATGCACAATACATCAACGATCATGGATATCCGGATTGCAACCGTGAAAAGAAGGAAATCAAATACCCTGCGTTCTATTTCCCAAATTACATGCGCGTTCGTGACTTTGCTTTCTGCGAACCCGAATATGATGAGGTCGACATGGATTTCTGTATGGGTGGCAACGAGACCAACTTCCTGCAGATGAACGAGATTCTCAAGAAGTTTATCCCGATCATCAAGCTGTACCGTGAAAAGGAAATCCCCGATGAAGCCTTCCAGATGATCCTGAATGGGTATTTGGAGCAGCTCCCGGATAAATAAAAACAGCCGGAACGACACTCCCAGGACACACGTCTCGGGAATGCTCGTTCCGGCTGAACTCTTACTCGGTTCGGCTCGTAAAGAGCGGTTTTATTGTAGAAGCGGGTCGCCTCACTTGGGGACCCTGCTTATTTGCAGCTGTCAGTCGCGTGAACCAACATGGCGATGAAAGTATCCAGAGGAATTATCTCAGTTTCTTTGCCACCATGTTTCTTGAACTTGACAGCCCGGTTGCCATCGGGCGTTTTTACGGGCTCTCCGATGGGGATACGGTGGACTGGTGTATACATCATGGTGCGCTTCTGGGGCTGTTCGGTCATATATTATCCTCCTAATCTAAGGTAATTTTTCTTGGCGGCTTACTTAGCCGAATCTAGGTCGTCGTCAACCTCGAAGGTGGTGGGATTTTCACGCTTTATTTTATTGTAAGTCTGCGTATCCACCGCGTACTCGACTTGGGGGTTACCAATCAAGAACGACTCCAAGCTCTCACGCTCATTTGCACTCATTTCATAATCCTGCCGCTTACTCTGCGGACCAGAAGCATCGGACAGCATGACAATGTAATTATCGGAGTCCGGGTGCTTCAAGACGGTGGCCAACCGGACGCCTTCTAGGTACTTGAGATTCTCCGGCAAATCAGTCAGCTCGTCCCACCAACGATATTGAGCTCCTTCAAAGCCACGCTTGGGCACGTCTGCTAGTTCAGAGATGCGCCACTCTTTTCCGGCTTTCTCCACTGCACGAAGTTTGCACCTGCGTATCCACTGGCGAACAGTAACCGGCTCAATCTCGTATTTTTTCGCGTATTCGTCGACGGTGAGCATCCGTGCCTTGGTAAAAGCCAGCACAAAAATCTGGTCGACAGTTTCGTTCATGTAATCCGTCTCGTTGTCATCCACCCAGACGGAACGGATATGCTCGACATACAGAGCTATTCCCTTGTGTGAAATCTCGAACGCATACCGCCACCAGTCTTCCAGCCTGTTAGGAAGGACGGTTTTCTTTACCCTCATCTCAAACTGTTCCAGCAAGTTCTGCAGCGTGAGGTAGTAGTGAGTCGTGTGGCGATTGCTGTTGCTCACGATGTTGAGGATATCCTGTTTCCGAAGTTCAATCTGATGCAGAAGTTCACTTTTGGTTACTATGACCCGCTCTTCAAGTGGCTGCGGTAGCCTATCATACTCAGCCAGCTTTTCATGGTACGTTGCCATATCATGTACCTCCTATCCTTTGACAAACTGTATCCTATCATATCATTTGTATTGAGTCAATACATTTGAATGATTTCGATACAAAATTTCCAGGCGCTCGTTAGTTGTTAGCTTATCACCTAACATTCAGAGCAAAAGAATCAGCGGGAGAGGCCCCGCTGAGGATGCGGATGTTATCTGGACTGCTGAGTCTTGGGAGGAACAAGACCGAGTTCTTGGAGACGATAATAGGCAGCGTCGTTGGAGACATTGAAGGTGCTTACCACTGCTTCCAATCCGGCGTTCACGCTACGACCTGCTCGTGCAGCCTTTTTGGCCACCTTGATGACCATACTGCGGGGCATCAGGATAGCGGAGGAGAGACAGTTTGCCTGCCATTCCATCCACTCGGCATCCGATTTCTTACGAGAAGAACTACGAAATGCACGTGTATTATCAGCACGACACTGGACCATCGGCATGATGTCTGTCGCCGAGGCATTTCGTTCTGCCATCCGAGCAAAGTATGCAGAGTGCAGAATCCCATGTGCGGCCTCGTGGCCTGCAGTGAAGCGGTAACGATGCTCCTGATTCTCGGCCAGCAAGCTGTTATCGATGATCACTGTTCCGGCTTTGGCGGAGATGAACTCGGCACGCCATTTGTCAGGGTTAAAAACCGTGACCCGATCAGAGTCGTTGAACACGGTCATACCCAAATACAGGCCACAGTGGGAAAGATACTGGAAGTCCTGTGTCATACCAAGGTACCGGGTAATGAACCGATCAATGTCAATCTCGGTTGGTTCCTTAATTGCATCAGGGTTGAAGTCTTCGACGAGACACTCGCCGATACGATCGATCTCAGCGCGGCTGAGAATGGGCAGGTTGTTTGCGTTGGTCTTGAATGTAGGCTTGTACATAGGCAGGTGTTAGCCCTCCCGCTTTTTCAGTTCCTCGACAAAGCGCAGCCACTCAGCTTCACCAGCATTGAGATCACGGGCAGTACGGAGAGCCGCTGCAACGTAGTCTCTCCCGATGATATACTCTGGTAGGTCAGGGGCAACAATGTTTCGCTGCTTTCCTACCAAGTCATACATGGCGGTCTTTTCGTCGGTGTCAAAATGTAGGATCTCGGCAACCTTATCCAAGCGCTCCTTGGTCAGCGGTGCCGAACGGTTTTTTTCGAC